GTATAATAACTCTGATTTAACTTATGATATTCATAAAGACATTGATAGAATCGGTGAATTTGGAAAAAGATATGGATTAAATCCTGAAATATCTCAAAAAAATGGAGTATTTGTAGTAGATGAATTAAATGGTAGCTTTGGATTTAGTAATGACGTATTAAATAAAGTTATTACAATAAAATATATATCTGATGGATTAGGTACTGATGATGAAATGCAAATACACAAATTAGCTGAAGATGCAATATATAAATATATAACTCATGCAATAGCAAGCGGCCGAGCAAACTTTCCTGAATATATTATAAATAGATTTAGAAAAGAAAGAAGAGCTGCAATGAGAAATGCTAAGTTAAGATTATCAAATTTAAAATTAGGTGAGCTTACTCAGGTTATGAGAGGTAAATCTAAACACATTAAACACTAGTAAATGCCGGAAATAAAGAATAATTTCATTCAAGGTAAAATGAATAAAGACCTTGATGATAGACTATTACCTAACGGTCAGTATAGAGATGGAGTTAATATTAAAGTATCTAAGTCAGATAGTTCAGACGTAGGTTCAGTACAAAATATTAAAGGCAATGATTATGAATATAACTCAAGTGACGCATTATCTTTAAGCAGCACTGATACTATTGGTCATTATGTTGATAATCTTACAGGTGATGTTTTTTGGTTTACTACAGATTTTACAGGAATTACAACTGATGATCCTACGCAAATAAGCGGTAGATATGCTACTGGGTCTAATAATTGTAGAATATATTATAAAAAAATTGGCGCATCAGGTGCTCCAACTGCTATAATTGATAGTTTTAGATTAAACTTTTCAAAAAAACATCCTATATTACATATAAATAAAATTGATGATTTATTATTTTGGACTGATAATTATAATCAACCAAGAAAAATAAATATAACAGATGCAATAGCAGGTGAATATACAAATGATGCGTATTTAGAAGATAAAATTAGTGTTGCACAATATTCTCCGCCAACTGCACCTAAAGTTAGAATGTCATATGATTCATCTATTAAAAGTAAACATATAGAAGATAAGTTTGTTAAATTTGCTTATAGATTTCAATATGACAATAATGAGTATTCAGTAATATCTCCCTTTACACAAACATGCTTTCATCCCGGAAAAGACAAGGCTTTTAATTTTGGTGTTATGAGCGATACCGCTAAAGCAGGTACTTTAACTGCTGCGCAGCAAACAGAAGCTATAGAACAAACAACTGTTGAAATGGTTCAAAATTTAGCAAATGTTGTTGATTTGTTTATTGATTTACCTTCTAATAATGATAAAGATAATCATGCCGCTTGTAATGTAAATCAAGCTGGCGGCGCCAGTGGCTCAAGCCCTTATAATATTGATACGGTTAATGGAACTATAGCCGACGGTAATACTGTTGTAACAGAAAGAGGTGATAATTATATTGCGGCTATTGGATCTGATTCTGGAGATGGAAATGGAACAGCAACTTTAGGAACTACTGTTGCTATTGATGCTAAAATACCTTTATTAGATAATCAACGTTTATATTTCTTTTCAAGTATAACAGCTTATGCAAATAATTTAAATATTAAAAAAATACAAATATTATATAGCGAAGCTGGAAGCTTAGCTTTAAAAGTTGTAGATACAATTGATTTTGAAAAACAAGTTTTAAGTCCAACAGATTCAAGTATTAATAATATAATATATAGGGCAGAGCCATTAGCAGATAATAACGCTAAACTTATTTATGGTTTTAAATATACATATAATTCAACAAAACCTATACAAACTTTACCATCATCTGAATTATTAAGAATAAGTGATATAATACCAGTAAAAGCAAAAACACAAGAAGTTAGTGGTAATAGGGTTATATATGGAAACTTTTGGCAAAACAGAGATGTTACTGGTTTAGATCCAGATCAATTTAGTATTACAAGTGGTGATCAAACTAATTTTAATCCTCAATATTTACTTTCTTCTGTTAAATCAAATAGAGAATATTCTGTAGGTATTGTTTTATCAGATAGATACGGTAGAATGTCTCCTGTAATCACGCCTACAGATAATACTGAATTTTTAGACCCTAAAAGTGGCAGTGTTGCTTCATGGGCACATTATGCTTTAAAATTAGATTTTACAGGAAAAATTGGTGACGCATATGCGGCTGATACAAATCCATTAGGTTGGTACTCATATAGAGTTGTAGTAAAACAGGCTGAACAAGAATATTATAATGTATTTGCTCCAACACTTCTTGATAATATACCGTCAGATGAAAAAAGAACCTGGCTTGTATTATCTGGTGATAATATAAATAAAGTACCTAGGGATGTAACTGATATAAATACAGAAGACGGCACACAAGGTTCACAAACTAGTTTATTACCTAAAGTATTAGATACTAATGGTACACAATCTCAACAAAATGGAACAGATTATATTGATATAATATCTATAGGTACAAAAAATGAACACGGTATTGGCACAACTATAGGTGATTTTTATTTAAATGATAAAAATCCATTGTTAGCGGAGCTGCCTGACGGTCATGGTAGAAATCATGTTTCTGGTACTGAATTTGATAATTTAATTGTTTTAGAAACAAAACCTGTTTCTACCGCATTGGATTTATATTATGAAACATCAACAGCTGGATTAATTTCACATTTAAATGAGCAAATAGACTCAGGATTAACCGGTTCTGTTCCTAACGCTTTAGCTTTAAGCGCAAATACTGTTGCTGAAAGTGCTGCTTCGGGAACTAAGGTTGCTGATTTAACAACTACAGATTCAAGCGGTTCAACTATTAGTACACCAACATATTCAATAGTTTCAATTGTTGATGGTAACGGTAGCAACAGAGCTGGTGCCTTTGTAATCGACGGAGAAGATTTAGATACAGGAGAAACTTTTGAATTTAAAAATAATAATGAAGATACTTATACTGTAACAATAAAATCTACAAAGGGTAGTAATTCACAAAATTTTGCAAAAACAGTTACAATAACAAATGTTGCGCCTACACAAACCGTAGGATCAACTGTAAGTGTAGCGGCATCAACACCTACAGATACACAAATTAGATTTATAACAGCTGTAAACGGTAGTGCTAAAACAAGCGCAAATGCAAACGGATTAACTTTTTCAATACAATCTGGCAATACTGATAATGATTTTACAATTGATTCATCTACAGGATCAATAAAAATAGCAAATGCTTTAACTTCAGGAGATTCATATACATTAGCAATAAGAACAACAGATGTTGGAGGTTTGCAAGATAATGATAATTTAGTAGTAAACGTTACTGCATCAAACTTTACAAGTTTTTATTTATCTGAGGGTGATTCTAGTGCAACTGATGCCTGTAATAGAGCTGTGGGTACATTAAGATACCATAATGGCACTGATACAACTCCATCAGAAGGAAATACTGTTTATACAGATGCACAAGGAACAACAGTTCTTAATGGAGGCGGCCAAACATTTGCATGGGCACCCGGTGGTGGTGCACATAATGGTAGCGGAACATCATTTTTTGCTACTATAAGCGCATCAGGTATAGTAGGATCAGTTACTTTATGTAGTTAATAAAACATGTAATAATTAATTATGGGATATTCTATAGACATACAGTTCTTTAATACCTTTATTATAAGGTCTGCAAATTCCGCTCTTCATTTTGAAGAATCGAGAATAAAAGGCGGATTTAATGAGCCGTTTGTTGCTATTGGTCCAAAAGCCCACATTGTGGATGAAAATTTTGCAGGTCAAAGAAGAAGTAATGCTTTAATATATTCTGGCATATATAATTCTAGAACAGATGTTAATAGAACAAATGTATTTAGTGCTGCAGAACCAATAACAAGAGCTTTAGATCCAGCAAATGGGCCTATACAAAAGCTACATGCTGAAGATACCAATTTAAATATATTACAAAATGACAAAGTAAGTTATGCGTTAATTGATAAAGATGCATTGTTTACGGCTGAAGGCGGACAATTAACTGCTTCTGGTGCAGCTGTTATAGGGCAAATAGTACCTTATCAAGGAAAGTATGGTACACAACATCCTGAAAGTTTTGCTTTTAAAGGTATAAGAAAATATTTTGTAGATAAAAATAGAGCAGCTGTTTTAAGATTATCTAGAGATGGTATTACTGAAATATCAAATTATGGTATGCGTGATTGGTTTAGAGATAATTTAAATTTAGTAACTTCTGATTATCCTGATGATAAAGCTGTTGGCTTTTATGATGATCATGATGACCAATATGTGGTATCTTTACAAGGATTAGCAGGTGGCACTGAATATTATACTTTATCGTTTGACGATAGTGTAAACGGATGGGTAAGTTTTTATGATTATAGACCAGATTTTGGTTTTAGTCATAATAAAAAGTTTTTTACTTTAAATAGTAATAATTTATATGAACATTATAAATTAGATAGTAGCCGTAATACATTTTATGGAACTGGAAACGCATCATATATTACATTTATTGCAAATGCAGAGCCTTCAATGGTTAAAAACTTTTTAGCCATAGATTACGAAGGAAGTTCATATTGGGCAATGGAATCAGCTAAATCTGAAGATGGAATAAGAAATGAAGTTCAAAAAGCTTATAAAATTGATAACGCAGAACTTAGCTTAACTGGTGATATATTAAATCAATTTAAAAAGAAGGAAGATAAATACTATTCTCATATAAAAAATAATACAGGCGTTGTAAAAAACGGTGTTGTTGGTTTAGATACAGCTGGAATAGCAGGGCTATTTTCTGTAGTTCAAATGAGTAATGGATATACTGGAGGTGAACAAGAATTATTTAGTGTATCTCACAATATAACAAAATCAAGTTAAATGAAATTAAATATACGCAGACTCGAAGAGTCAGACTATGAAACATTAGTTAAATGGTGGGAAGGTTGGAAATGGCCTGCTTTACCAAAAACTTTTTTGCCAGATACCGGCTTTATAGTTGAAAAAAACAAAATAGGTATAGTAGCGTGTTACGTTTATATGACTAATTCTAAGGCTGCTTTACTTGAATGGGTTATATCTAATCCAGAATACAGAGAAAGTGACAGAAAAGACGCGATAACGCTCTTAATTCAAGCCGTAGAGCATGTTTTAGCTCAACAAGGAATAAAACATATATTTACAATAGGTAGAAACAAACATTTAATAAATGTGCATAAAAAATTAGGATGGGATGTTGATAAAAAACCATCATACGAAATAATAAAAAATTTATAAACAATGGCAATATTTAGTGCAATAAATGCGGGTAAAGCTAGGAAAGCTCAGGGTAAAGCACAGGATAAAATTGATAATTTTAAATATCAAGATATAATAAATCCATATGAAGGTGTAACAGACTTGAGTGGCATGGTTACTAATCCTTTTGCTAATTTACAAGTTGCAACAGGAGCTGCTGAATTTCAAGCTGAGCAAGCAGATATATCTTTAGCAAATACTCTAGATACATTAAGGGCAACAGGTGCGGGCGCAGGTGGTGCTACAGCACTAGCTCAGGCGGCAGTACAAAGTAAAAGAGGTATTGCAAATACAATACAACAACAAGAAGCTCAAAATGCAATGGCAAGAGCACAAGGTGAACAAGCGGCTCAAGCTCAAAGAATAGCTCAAAAACAAAGAGTTGAACAAGCTGATATATTAGGTAAAACATTCAAATTCCAAGCACAAGAGTCAAGAGATATTGCTAAGCTATCAAGAAATGCTGCAATGGTTCAACAATATGGGCAACAAAGAATGGACGCGTTAGGAGGAATGGGAGCAAATACAGCGTCAGCTCTAGGCTCTTTCTTTATGGGATAAAATTATAAAAATATGGCATTACCAATAGTTACATACGGAAAATACAATTACGGACAATATGCTAATCCTACACCTATAAAATATAAAGGTGGTTTTGGAGAAGCATTAACGGGTGGTATTGCAGCTGTTGCTGCATCTGAAAGAAAGAAAAAAGCACAATTTAAAGAAGCTCAAGAAACTAGTTTAATGATGAGTATGCAATTTAATTCTCAATTAAATCAAGCTTTTGGAAAAGCTGCTGCTAATAATAGACAATTTTTAAGAGAACTAAAACAAGAATATGGTGATACTGTAAAATCATATAAATTAGGTAATTTAGGATTTGACGCATACGAAGAAAAAATGACTTATTATCAAAATATATTAGATCAATCTATGCAGCTTGCTAGTATTATGAAACCTATTATAGAAAGCGACACTGATGTTACTTTTGATATGGCTAGAAGCGACGCCGATAATCAAGCAGCTGTTTTAGCTAGATATGGCGTTAGAAACGGTAAATATATTTTAGAAAGAGATGAAAATGGATTAAGAGTTGTAGTACCTCACGGGCCTGGCGCTTCAAAAATGGAGCCTAGATCTATTTCCGCTGCTGAGCTTATTACAAATGTTAAATATATTAATCCAGAAATGAAGTATGATAACATGAAAAATAAGAAATATGGTGATATGTTAACTTTAGTTGCAGGTAATTTAAAAACTAAAGATGCTTTCTTAACGTCTAGAATAGAAAAAGATTTAGGTATAAAAGTATTTAATTTAGATGCTAATGCACAAGAAGCTATTGTAAGCGAAATAGCAAAAAGAGATGATTTATTAAATATATTTAATGATAATGATGAAAAAAGAATTTATTTTGAAGATGAAATTGGAGGGACATATGCTGGTACAGAAGAACAAAATAATGCTATAAAATTAAGTTTAGCTAATAACATATATAGTTCGTTACTTAATAAAGATATACATGCTGTGAAACATGTTCCTGAATCTGCGTCAATTATTGATCCTAGAACTGGATTGCCTATGGATAAAAGTGATATGACCGCTTATAAAAAAGAATTATTACTTAACCAAGAGCAACAAAAATATTTAGATCAAAATAAACTTTCAATATATCAAGCTTCTTTTGGAAATGTTTTAGAAAAAACTAAAGGATCTAGAGGGGCAACGTCAGAAAGATTTGGTAAAGGTCTTAAAAAGAAATTAGATGCAATACCAGGATTAGAAACGGATTTCAGACCTTTTGGTGATGGTGTGACTGCTGGATCTATTGAAATTAAAGCGTCTACTGAGCATAGGCAAAAATATGGTATAGGTAAAGATAAAGTATACATAACTCCTGGAATGAGTGAACAAGAAATTAATGACGCTATATATTTTGCATTAGGATTTAATAAGGCACAGTCTGAACGAGCACAAGGTGATGTTAAATTAAGGTTTGGAATTGATAATCCCACGGTATTTAATCCATCATTAATTGAAAATTTTAATCAAGACGGCACAATAAAAGATCTTAGAGGTCTAAAAACTAAATAAATATGTTTGAGTATCAAGGTGTTTTATATACTTACCGCGATTTGAACAATCATGCAAAAGCGCAGGGTACTACTATAGAAAATCTTTTAAAACTTAATCCTGAAATTAAAGAAAGAAAAGAGTTATTAAACTTTGATAAAAGAGGGCTTTTAGATTTTACAGAAAATAGTTTATTAGAACAAGGAATTTTAATTCCAGATGACGTAGATACTTCATCAGAATTACAATCAATAGAACGAGGTAAAGTAAAACCTATACCAGCTCCTGGTTATGTTGGAACTTTTACAGATTATCAAGATTTTACTAAAAAAATTGTTAGAAGACCAAAAAAAGCTGTTGAAAATTTAACTTTTGATCAAAAAAAAGCTTATGATAAATATAAAAAAATATATAATGAAGCTTTATGGTCTGAAAGATTATTAGACGCTAAAGAAATTTCTAAAGAATTAAGTAAAACAGATGCTGACATGCTAGCAAATAGCTTTCTATCGTTTAGCAACCAGTTATCCGATTTTGTTCCTAATACAGCTATTAGTATTTTAGGGTTAACAAATACTTTATTTGGAGTAGGAGAAGAAAACTTAATAAAATTATCAGAAGAACAAATTATAGAACAAGCTGAAAGAGGACGAACAGGAAGTTTGGTTAAAGGTTTTAAAGAAGGTAAACCATTAGAATTATTAGGCGGCACAATAAATGCAATTGGCTCTTTAGGGGCATCTGTAATAACAAATAGAGTAACTGGAGGTGTTGGTATATATACAGATTTTATTGGAAGAGGATTTACAACAGTAAATAAAGCTAGAGCTGATAAATTAGGTATAAGTATATCTGAATTAATTGAAACAGATCAAGAGGATTATTTAGGAACTTTAATAACTTCTGGGTTAATGGGTGTTATGGAAAGATTTGGTCTTGGTATGATTGATGACGCTATAAGTAAGTCTACTAAAGCTGGTTTTTTTCAATCATTAATGTATAGATTATCTGCTGGAACGGCTGAAGGAATTACAGAGCTTGGACAAACTGGCATGGAAAATGTTCAAGTAGGTATAGGACAGAAAAAAGATGCTAAAGGATTAGGATCAGATTTTATTAATGGCATGTTTAGTGAAGAAGGACTAGAAAGTTTTTTACAAGGATTTGTAGGAGGAGGAATAATTACCGCGGCGGGTGCACCTAAACAACAAGATATAGGTTTGGTTGCAGCACTTGGCTCATTAGCCGCTGGTGGTGGTGATGGATTTATTTTAGCTGGAGGTTTATCTCCTCTTGTTGCAGCAAGCGCAGGCAGAAGATTAAAAGGTGAAGCGGCAAGAAAAAGAGAAGAACAGTTGTTTAAAGAAATGCACGAGCTAAAAAATAAGCTTTTAAAAGCAAATGATCCTAAAAGTAAAAAAAGACTTCAGAAGGCTTATGAAAATAAAAAACAAGAATTAACAGATTTTACAAAAAATCAAAATGTACTTATAAATCAAACTGAAGAATCCGATTTAAAAGATATTGCTTCAATACAATTAAATTTTACACAACAATCTGCAGAATTACAAGAAAAAAGAAATAATAATGAAATTAGTCAGTCGGAGTATGATGTTCAAAGACAGTTATTGAAACAAGAATATGAAGCTAATTATAAAAAATTAAATAATAAAATATCCGACGTTTCACAAAAAAATCAAAATATATCACAAAAAAATGATGATCTTATAAAAATTATAAAAGATCCAAATGCTACCCCAGCAGCAATTGAAAAAGCTAAAAATGATTTAGTTGAAAACAATAAAGGATTTATTGAAAAACTTATAAAAAGTACATTCAATCCTACATTAAAGAGTGGATTATCAGAACAAGACTATAGAGCAGCAATAAATTTAGAATTTGCAAAGATTATAAACTCTTACAAAATAAAAGAAAATGTACCGTTTGGTGCATACTTACAACAAACTTTGCCTAAAAGATTACCAGCTATATTTGATTTAGCAATTGAAACAAATGAACAGGGTGAATTTATTGTAAAAACAGATGTAACTGAATCTGATAATATAATAGGTGATAAAGGTATTAATATAAATACAAAATCTAATAATAATCTTGCAAATAATATAATAGGTATTACAGGTTTAAATAAAGAAGAAAGTAATACTAAAGGTAAAGAAATATTAAGTGGTAAACTTCCAGGTGTAACAGAAAAAGTAAAAGGTGATCAAAACCCATTTTTAACAGCTATAGAAAAAGCTGCTGAAGGTAAGTTTTTTCAAGCTATAATGGATGCAATGGGTGGTAATTTTAAACAAAACCCTGATGCTCTAAGTGAATATGTTACATTTTTAGAAACTAATATTGCAGACATAAAAGCTGTTATTGAGGAAGCTGGTAATAAAGATTACAATAGGTATAAAAATAAAATGCTTAAAGGCTTGTATAAAGGTAAGAAAAAACCTGGAGCCGCAGGTAGAGCTAAAATGGGAGAAGGGGGTACAGCTGTTGGTGAAGGAAGATATGACTATCAAACGCCTACCGATGCAGAAATTATTTCATACTTTAGTGAAGGCAATTTAACTACTGTTGTTGAAAGAAAAAAAACATTATCAAAAATATTATCTCATTCTGTTGGTAAACAAGCAGTAGCTCAAGCGATTAAAGATCCTGCTGTTGCTGAAAAATTTAAAGGTATACAAGAGCTATTAGGCAAAGAAGTTCCTGCTAATGTTGAATCACAAGTAATAACTAGATTAGATAGAGTAATTAAAACACTTGAAGACGCGAAGCCGGACCCTAATGTTTTAAGAGCTGATTTTGGAGCTGGAGCTATTATAAATTTAGGTAGACAATCTTTATTAGGGTTTTTAAAATCAATAAGACAAATTTTAAAAGCTGGTGCAAATTTTAATAAAGCAAAATCTCAATCAATAAAAATTGCTGCAAAAGATTTAAATTTAAGTAAAAATCAAGAACAAATATTTACAAGAGAGTTAGGTCCTTTATCAGCTGAACTAATTGATAGTAATGAGTTTGAAGTAATATATCTTGCCGCTATACGAGAAACTGTTAAAGATAGGCTTAAACAAGACTCCGGTCGTATAGTAAAGAATATAAAAGAAAAACTTAATGATAAAAAATTAAGTAATGAGCAAAAAGCAGAATTTGTGTTTGATTTTTTTAAATATGAACATTCAGCATATGTTAAAAATAGCAAACTACATGGTCTTTGGGAAGGCGCTAGCAACGAAGTTTCTTTTAAATATTGGGAAAAGCAGTTTGGCATTAAATTAAAAACATTAGGTTTTAAAATACAAGGTAGCTCTATATTTCATAAGGATAAAGATGGCAAGTTCAAAAAAATTACTGAATATGTAGGAAGACCTAGTAGTCATCAAAATAAAAGAAAATCTGATAGAGCAACATTAGTGCAATATTATGAAAAAAATATTGAAGCAATGGATGCGCAGGCTGAAGTAAATAAAAATTGGTTTGTATCTCAAGTAGCGAAACTTTTACTTACAGAAGGTAAACAAGCTGCTTTTGATTTTATAAGCATACAAGGATTAGCTAGCGATAGTACATTAAGAATGATTGGTAAATTAAGGTATGTTGAAAAAGCAGAAGGCCCATTTACATATGAACATACGCCACCAATTAATGATTTACAACAAGACATGTACGCGGCTATAAACTCTACCAATAATGTTTCTGAAATTTTAGCTAATATAGATAATATACTTTCTAATAGTAAAGTTGATTTTATTTCTGATGCTACAATGAAAAAAGTTGATGCGGTAAATAAAACAACAGGTAAAGATATTACAAGATATAAACCTGGTAATCTTACTAAAAAAGGTTTACAAGAATTAAAAAGACCTAAACAAAAAGTTCAAGAATCTACACAAGAGCAAGATTTAAATGGAGAGTTTAATAAAATAGTAGAACAAAGTACAGGCATAAAGGCTGAGTCCAGATTTAAAGGCGTAAAAGGAAGAAGAGGTGATGTAAAAAGAAGATTTAGATTATCTAGTATATTTATACCATATACTGCAGAAGATTTGAACGGATTAATGTATGCAGTATTACCTAAAGGCGAAGCTGGGGATAAAGCTTATAAATGGATAAAAGAACATATATATAAACCATTTAGTCGTGCAAATGAAAATATCATTAGAGATAGAATGGCAACCATGAATGATTATGATGCTCTTAAAAAACAAATGCCTAATGTTGTTAAAAAGCTAAAAGAAAAAACTGATGCAAGTAAACCATTTTTTACAAAACGAGATGCCGTAAGAGTATGGATATGGAATCAACAAAATATGGAAATTCCAGAATTATCCCAATCAGATAAAAATAGTTTATTGCAAACAGTAAATAATGATCCTGAATTAATACAATTTGCTCAAAAACTTATTGGTATTACTAAAGAAGGCGGTTATGGTGCACCTAATCCAGCTTGGGACTCAGGCACAATAACTACAGATTTACAAGAAAATATAAATGTAAATAAAAGAGCTAAATATTTAGAACAATGGCAAGATAATGTTGATACTATTTTTGATGAAGCTATGTATAATAAATTACGAGCTGCCTATGGAGATAGTTATGTGAGGTCTTTAAAAAATATATTATTAAGAATGAAACTTGGTCGTAACAGAACAGGTGGAGGTAATCCTCAAATAGATGCTTGGTTAGATTGGTTAAATAATTCGGTAGGAGCTATAATGTTCGTAAACGTTAGATCAGCTGTGCTGCAGACTATATCAACTGTAAACTATATGAACTGGCACGACAATAATCCATTAAAAGCAGCTAAAGCTTTTGCAAATCAAAAACAATTTTGGTCAGATTTTTCAATGATATTTAATTCTGATTATTTAAAAGCTAGAAGAGGTGGATTACAATTAAATGTACAAGAATCTGAAATTGCTGAACAAGCAAAAAAGAAAGGTGTAAGAGGAGTTATTAGTTATTTATTAAATAAAGGTTTTATATTAACAAGAGCTGCAGATAGTTTTGCTATTGCAAACGGTGGTGCAGCAATGTATAGAAATAGAGTTAATACATATTTAAAACAAGGTAAAACTCAGCAACAAGCTGAACAAGATGCTTTTTCAGATTTTATGGAATTAACAGAAGAAGCACAACAATCATCTAGACCTGACAGAATATCTATGGAACAAGCTGGTCCACAAGGTAGAGTTATATTAGCATTTGCTAACACACCAATGCAGTATACTAGATTAATGAAAAGATCTGTACAAGATTTAGTTAATAAAAGAGGTGATGCAAAAACAAATATGTCTAAATTAATATACTACGGGGCTGTTCAAAACTTTATCTTTAACGCAATGCAACAAGCTTTATTTGCATTAGGATATGATGATGAAGAAGAAGAAGAAAAAATAAAAGAAAAATATCAAACTACAGCAAATAGTATGTTAGATTCGATATTAAGAGGTACTGGTATGGTTGGTAATGCTGTAATGGTTGCTAAAAACTTTGCGATAGATATTGCTAAAAGAAGCAAAAAACCAAAACCAAATTTTGATGATGCAGCGTGGAAACTATTAGATATATCTCCACCTTTAGATTCAAAAGTAACAAAAGTAAGATCTGCTTTATATTCATTAGAATATGATGAATTTGATGAAATGGCTATGGCACAAACCATATCAGCATTTACAAACGTTCCAGCAGATAGAGTTATAAGATTATATCAAAGTGTAAGAGCTGCTGTAGCAGAAGATACTGAAGCTTGGCAAAGAGTAGCTCTATTATTAGGTTGGAATACCTGGGAGTTAGGTATAAAACCAGAAGACGACATTAATATATCAAATGGTGGTCGTCTTTCAACAAGAAGTAGTAAAAGAGGTTCAAGAAAATCAACAAGATAATTATGGCAAAAGACGCATGTTATAACAAAGTAAAGGCAAGGTACAAAGTATTTCCTTCTGCATACGCTAGCGGAGCTATCGCAAAATGTAGAAAAGTGGGTGCCGCTAACTGGGGTAATAAATCTAAAAAGAAATAATTATGGCAGATCAAAAAGTAAAGCCACATAAAATGTATTGTAAAGATGGATCAGTACATGATGTAAAAACTTACAAAGAGCATAAAGCTTTAATGAAAAAAGGATGTGGTCATAAAAAACCTAAAGATGGCAGTAAGGAAAACTAAAAAAGGTGCACAACTTAAACGTTGGTTTAAAGAAAAATGGGTTGATGTAAGAACCGGTAAGCCTTGCGGTAGAAAGAAAGGTGATGGTAGAGGTGTACCATATTGTAGGCCTAGTAAAAGAATATCAAGTAAGACTGTAAAAACAGCAGGTGAAATGTCAGCTTCTGAAAAAGCAGCTAAGATAAGAGAAAAGAAATCATTAGGTCAACCAGCAGGTAAGCCAAGAAGAGTAAAAAACGTTAAAAGAGGTAAAAAATAGGTAATTAAATATATCATATGGCAACAGAAATTTCTCAAGATACTCAATTAAAATTAGACCTTAAAACAATTGGAATAATTGTAGCGGGAGCAATATCTCTTGCAAGCATGTACTTTGTAATGGCTGCTGACATAGAAGAAGCTAAGAAGTTACCCGTTCCTCCTGTTGGTGAAGTTGAATTTAAATATAAAGACGAAATGGTTCGTAAAACAATTGAATTAACTCAAAAAGACGTAGAAGCAATAAAATCTGATGTAGAGTCTATGAAAATAACATTAGAAAAATTAGATTCAAGGCTTTACGAAATATCTCGTAACTAATGAAAAAAATTACTTTAATAGATATTATATTGCTTATTTTTATGTTGGTTGTTGTAAGTCAAGTTACATATTCTCAATATAAAGATGGTATATCAGTAGTACAATTTAGTGCTGAGTTTGTAAAAGAAAATGAAATATCATTAAAAAAATTTAATGATCATAATACACATTTATTTTATTTAAGTAAACACAGTGAACATTTTACAAAAGAAGAAATAATATATATACCAACTGTTATATTATTTCATAACGGTGAACAAATATTAAAAATTGAATCAGGTGTTACATTAAAATTACCTGAAAATACAGCGGATAAAATAGAAAACGCTATTGACGAAATTTTAGAGAATACATTTTAACATATGAAAAAACTACTATTAGCACTTTGTTTATTAATTTCATTTAATTCAAACGCACAGTTTTTAAAAGAACTATATAAAGACTTTTTAAAATATGGCACGTTTTATGTAGCAGGAGATGCTTCAAATGCGTACGAACAAACATATAAAGATTACTTTGTAGAAAGACCCGCAGATGGCGATTTATATGGTATACCAAGAGTAATTGATGTAACTGACTATTATCCAATGGATTACCGTATTGGCGTAGGTTTTAGAAAATTAGCTAGATTTGGTTATGAAGTAAAAGCTAAAGAATATTATGATGGTACTGAAAATAATAAATCGTTATCAGCACCAACATCATCAGTTAAAGGGCTTGAATATTTATTTCATTATGAAAAAGAAAGAGATAGAGGAGAAGAGTTTTTTAATTCAAGATTTTTTATAAGACACGTAGGTAAATATCATATTGTTAAATTAGAACAACGCGAACAGGGTAATGTTGGTTTTAAATATCAATCAGCTGAAGTAAGAGGTAGATTACCAATAGGTAAAAAGTTTAGTTTATCAGCCGGTGCAATATATCGTACACATCAAACACCATATGGTTATAATCCAATTGAAATATGGTTAAATGAAACAGAATCATTTATTGATCCAGATGGGAATGAAATAGAATATCCTAAAAATCCCTGGTATACACTTGGGTATGAATATGGGTATACTGATAATTTTACTAAGTATACTGATATGAATACTAATGAAGAAAGGTTTGATTGGATATGGAAAGATGCCGATGGCAATATTGTTGCTTGGAGTGATAGAGATTTCCGTAATAGCATATTTGGTGATTTAATGAACTTATATAATAGAGAGCAATGGGATTTATTAGACGCTTTTGGTGAAGTTGCACCAGTAGTTGGATTTGATTTTTATCATTATCGATCTAACTTTTGGCTTCATGCTTATGGTAATTACATATTACCTTACCATCAATATATTGTTGGTGATGAAAACGTAAGTTATTTAAATAGAAACAACTGGGGAAAAGGTGGATTAATAGAAGATTCACAATTAGAGCAATGGGATGACTATCAAGCTGGAATAATATTTGGCTGGAAATTAAGCAAAGCAATAGGAATATTTGCTGAAGGAGAATATACTAAATTTTGGGATTCAGAAATTTATAATTCTTCCGTAGGCATAAACTTTACATTTAGATAAAAATATGGCAACACAAATTGGAGAAGATACTCAAGTACAACTTGACCTTAAAACGATTGGAATGATCGTTGGAGGAGCAATCGCTTTAGCGGGGATGTGGTTTACTTTACAGGGTGATATTAAAGAATTACAAAATGCAAATAACCCTGAAGAATTTGTAAAACAGATGGAATTCCAACTGAAAGACGAATTAATTCGAACAACAATAATACAAATTGAAAAGTCTACTGAAACGCTAAAAGAAGATATACAAGAAAATAAAGAGCAAATAGAAAAAAACACAGATAAAATTTACGAACTATCAAGATGAAAAATTTAATTACAATTATATTAATAATGTTTGCATTCGTAGCAAACGCACAAGACATAACTTTACTACACGTTAATGCAAAATGGAATCAATCAAATGACTATAACTTAAGAGGTATACGTCATGCAAAAGTTTTAATGGTTAATTTAGAAGATCAAAGCGCTGAATTAAAAGCACAAATTAAAGCTGTACCTACAATTGTTGTAATAGGTAAAGATGGCAAACCAAAAGGTCAATGGCAAGCTGATTTATCATTTAAATTAACTGTACCAAGAGAAGAAATACAAAATAGAATTAATTTTCTTTTATTTGGTGAAAGTAAAAACTAATGAAAAATATAAGTGAACACATTAGTTATAGTGAAGGTGTGTATAGTATTACAGCAAAAAGATTAGGAATAGACAACACACCAAATAGCTATCATTTATCTAATATGGAGTTATTAGCAGAAAAAATATTTGAGCCTCTTAGAAAGCACGTAGGAGGTCCTATAAAGATCAATTCATTCTATCGTTCGCCTGAACTTAATCAAGCGATTGGTGGGAGTTCAAAATCGCAACATTGTAAAGGCCAAGCAATTGATATTGATGACACATACTCTTATATGAGTAATGCCGATATGTATAGATATGTAAAAGAAACTTTATCATTTGACCAAATGATATGGGAATTTGGAGATGGAGTAAATCCTGACTGGGTACATATTAGTTATGTAAATGAAGATGATAATAGAAATAGATGTTTAGTAGCTTATAAAGACGATAATAATAAAACAAAGTATAAAACTATATAATGAAACTATGGAAAATTGTCCTTTTTGCGGTAGCTGTACTTGCCACTAGTTGTTCAATACAACCAAAACCTAGACTACAAATTACCCATGTATTAGCTGTAACACATGAAGGTGATACTTTAAAATTACCTATTGATGTTATAAGACCTGTTAATTATAGAATTATAAATTATAGTTCAGGATATGGTTATGGGTGGAATAACTGGTATAGACCTTATTATCATAATTATGTTCCGAGTTATGGAAACAGTGGTAGAGGTAGTAATAACAATAGCAGTAGTAATGCTGGTAGTAGTAAAAATAACTACGGTCAAACACCTAATCCTAAATCTGTTCCAAGTACAGATAGATCTTCCAATTCAGCAACTGTCAAAGAGCCAAGGAAATAAAATTATTGTTTAGATTGTGGTAAAATTTTTGATATTTTAGAATATCGAGGAGCAGTCTTCATTATTTTTTGTCCTTGCATCCAACCTGTATAAGGAACCTTCCCCACACTTAAATCACTAAGCATATGCCAATTTATTAATCCTCTTCTTTTAAGAGAGCTCATATATTGTTGTTCCATATCTTTATCATGTGCTGGTCTGTTTAACACATATACTGGCAAATGCCAACTATGTGGATCGCAATTACTAACTTTACCACGTTTGTCTTTGGGTCTTGCTTTTATAGTTTTAGCAAAGAAATCAAAACCTATAAGATCAATACTTTTATATGTTTTTATTTTATCAATAAACCATATAATACTTATAAATCCTGCACTAGGTCTATAATCATTTACACCTAATAAATCTTTATCAAACTCTTTCATTATTTTAACTAATTCATCATCAGAATACATTTGTGTATATTTAGGAAAATCTTTTGGTAATCTATCTTCTAATATCCAGTCTTTTAATTTTAAATTTCCTCTACATCTATTAATTAAAATTTTAGTATTTTTAAATTTACCATTAGTAAATTTTTTTTTTACATTATTATATGATGGTGCTCTAAACTGCCCTGTAATCCATATATCACATTTAGTACCTAAAGATTCTTCTTGTAAAGGTGTAGCTTCAATAGCTCTACCAAATCTTACAACAATATCATATTTATCAATAAACTTTGCAAGTTTATGATTCATAATCTCTACAGAGTTACCAACAAATATAATACGTTTATTTTTTACAAACTGTTGTATACTTTCCACCATTCTTCTGATAGTTCACCATTTTTATATTCATCAAACCAAGGCCCACCATTTGTATAATGTAATGCTTTAGCATTTTTGCAATCATAATGTCCAACTAAACAATTAAAATCTTTAGGTATTGAACCTATATTTTTTTCATTAATAAAATGAAATTCATGTAGCTGTGCAGGTGTTGCATTATCTAAATATTCTTTTGTTAATTTATTTTTAAATTGATCACATCTAAATACCATTAATGAACTCCAGTTCTTTTTTGGATATGATTTGTTTTGTATACCATTCATTTTGTTAGATTCTGCTTCATAATCATCATGCTTAACAACTGCCATTGGCTCATTACCATTTACATATCTTCTTATGTTTCTTGGATCACCCTTCCATAAAAAATCATTATCACAAAACATAGCTATTCCTTTATAATTACATAAAAAAGGTACATAAAATCTTGTAAAAGAAAATTCTGTAGATTCTCCTTCTACATCTTCTCTGCCATATATACCAGCTTTTATTAATGCAGCTTTATCTAAATAAGTAATGTCTGCTTCTGGCCAGTAATTTAATATAGACTGCTTACATACTTTTGTAGCGTCTTTGTATCTTGAGTCGTGTCCTATAAATATTCTCATTTTATACTTGTTTACCTGATGTTCTTCTGTTTATATCATCGTGATTAAATTCAGCCCAATATAATTCAAAAGCTACACCATTTTTTAATCCTTCAAATTGATGGAACTTACCAGGTTTGACCATAGTAAAGTCTCCAGCTTTTAATATTGTTTCGTCAACAAGACCTTGATCATCTTGCCATACTCTTACGAGCATTTCACCGGATTCAACAAAAAATCCGTTCCATTTATATTTATGTTCGTGTTCTGAACATTTATATCCTTTATTAAATTCTATTCTGTGAAATTCTAATACACCATTTTTATGTATCATCTTGGTATTACCCCAAATTTTACCTGCTTTCATTTTTATTTACTTATTGGTGACCAAGGTTCTTTAACATTCATATCAAATTTTTTATTTATATCATAGTACCATTTTTTATATTTTACTGAATCAATAATAACTAAATTATTTGGTACTTCAAACCATTCTCCGTCTGGCATTATAAAAGCAACATAACCAACTTTTACTTTTGGTGGTGGTGGACATTCCGGGCAGGAATCAATATTATTTGTAAATAATATTAATACTAAATATATTATTAAATTTTTCATAGTTTATTAAAATAAGGTTTAGACCAATTAGCTTTATTCATAAGTCTAGCTTGACTTTGAATTTTTTGTTTTTGTTTAGGTTGCCAATTAATCCAAACAGGTCTTTTGTTTTGTTTATTTGTAGTTACTTTAAATTTTTCTAATGTTTGATTTGGTTTATTTTTAAAGTGTATACTTATTAATATTCTTGGTCCAATAGTATCAACTTTATGATATTGATATTGTGGAATGTATAGCAAATCGCCTGGTTCTAAAATAAACTCTTCAGCTATTTCATTTGGTTTAGCAGGAGCAAATTCTTTATATACAGTCCATTTAGTTTTACCTTCGGTATGAAATAAAAAGTTTTCAGTACCATCTGCATGAGCAGGAAATGATTTTGAATTAGCTTTAGGTGAAGCATATACATTTGCTTGACCGTGACCAAAATACTTTTCAAATTCAAAACATATATCAACTAAACTTTCTTTTTCATATTCAACAAATGGTATAACAAAAGTTCTATCTTCGTTAGTCCATTGTTTATACATTTCTTTTTTAGATAAAAGTATTTCTTGTAATTTATTATTTCTTACTTTATCTAAACACCATCGACCATCGCCTTCTTTACGATAATCAATAATTTGCAAACCTTTTACATGAGGGTATCTATTTAAATAATTATTAAAATCATTCCACGTAAATAAATCTTTAAATTTATTTCTTCTAATTATTAAATGTTTTTTACCCCAATAATTTTTAAAAAAGTTTGCTACGCCTACAGGCTCTAATATATTTTCTAATGTTATTTTATCCATCGCATGCTAAACAGTTTTCATCCATAGCTTGTTCGGCAATATCACCTCTAAGTACAGATTCGGTTCTCATATAATATAATGTTTTAATACCTTTTTTCCATGCTTCCATATGAACTCTATTAATCCATTTTGGTGTTGCTATTGCTGGAAACGCTAGGTTTAAGCTAACACTTTGATCAATATATTGTTGTCTTATGCCAGCTTGATTAACTAATTCCAATTGATTAATTTCTTTAAAAGTTTTAAATATTTCTTTAACAGGTATATCATGAGGCCCGTGTGTAATACTATCTAATTGTTTTAAGCCTTGTATAGATCCACCATCTTTTAATATTTTTAACCATATCCTTTCGTTATCTATCTTATGTTTTCTTAAGATTTTTTTGAGCGTTGGGTTTTTCCTGATGAAGGTACCTTTTGCTGATTGCTCAGTGAAAACATTAGCCGCCCACGGCTCAATACCTGGGCTGACGTTTCCACTAAGCTTAGAGTTAGAGACAGTAGGAGCAATAGCGCGTAGATGGGTATTACGTAAACCAGTACCGACACACCAAAGAGGTTCTCCAAAAATTTCAGCCAAAGCTCGTGAAGCTCGTTCAGACTCGATTTTAATTTGTGAAAATATTTTTCTTGTTTCATATTGTGATAATAATCCTTCAAACGGTAAACCTTTTTCCTGTAAATATGTATGCCAGCCTAACACACCTAATCCTAATGCTCTACCTTTTTCAGCAGATCTAACAGAATTGTGGAAGCCAACTTTACCTTTTGACTTTTGTATAAATTCTTCTAAGACGCCATCTAAAAACCAAGTAGCGTCATATATTAAATTAGTTCCTTTCCATTCATCGTACTTGGCTAAGTTTAACGATGATAAACAACAAACAAATGAATGAGATTCATCTGTGTGTAATGTAATTTCAGAACATATATTTGTCATATGTACTTTTAATCCGTGTTTTTTGTAAGCATCTGGATTATTTTTGTTTGTATTTCCCTTAAATAAAATATAAGGCTCTCCAGTTGCTTTTCGCTTTTGTAATAGCTTTCCCCATAATTTTCTTGCATCTTTATCACCTGCATCAAGTTTTCGCATGAACTTATCGCCGACCACAGCGCACTGGTGTAAGTTGAGCGATTGACGATTAATGTCTCCTTTAGGTTCACGTATTTCCAACCAGTCTTCAAAGTCGGGGTGATCAATATTAATGTTAACGCTTGCAGCTCCTCTTCGGACAGATCCTTGATTCGTGGCAAGTATAGTTGAATCGTAGATTTTACAAAAAGGCACAGTTCCATCAGATGTTCCATTTCCTGTTATGTTTGCACCGGCGGGTCTAATCATATTCAATCCGATACCAACTCCACCGCCGTGCTTTGCGAGTAGCATCATCTCTAAATTTTTCATACCAATATCATGTATACTATCCGCAACATCGATACCAAAACATGATATAGGCAATCCTCGATCTGTGCCTGTATTAGATAGCACAGGAGAAGCTAAACATAGCCAACCTTTCCATATATATTCAAAAAAAGTTTCAGTTAATTCTGGACGATTTAAACGCTTCGCTATAGTTGTACAAACTCTCATATAAGCATCACGAGGTGATTCACCATTAACTAAATAACCGCCCGCTATTGTTTTTTTATACACATCTGTATCACCCCACGAAGGATAATCTACACCTTTTTTCCAATCTTTATTCCACATTATGTTAATAAATGTTTTATCCAGGCAACAAGCCCATTAATATTTAATGCTACTAAGTTCCATTGTTTTCTAGCAGCTGTTTGTACCATTACACAAATAAATCCTGCAATATATAATTTAGGTTCAATTGTCCATTGAGCTGCAACTAAAAAACCAGCGCCCATATATCCAATACGAGTAGACATTTTTTCAATAGGTGTTAACCTTTTAGTTGTTGCTATAATCTTTAGTAACTTTCTATTCATTACCAAATATCTTCAAAGTCTTCACCTTCATTAGCTTTGCTATAATCAGTTGGCCTAACCGCAAAGAAATCTGTATGGGTATGACCACCGGTAAGATGATCAAACCAAGACATATTTTTAATACATTTGGGGTCATAAAACGTGAAGTCCCATTGTTTATACTTTTTACTTGTGTAACCCAACTCTGCAAGTTTGTCACCAAGTCTCTTTTTAATAAAATGTGTAAGGTCATATTTTGTTAAATTTTCTATATCACCCATCTCAAATATCTTATTTATATAAGTTACTTCAGCATTGTGCATTGTTAAAGCTGCTTCAAATATATGTGGTTCACATTCCTCTTTTAATCCTGGTATTTGTGAACACATTTGTCTAAATAATTGACAACCCATTTTGCTGTGAAGAGATTCATCTCTCACACTCCATTTCATTTGCTGCCCAATACCTTTAAGTAAATTACGCATTTGAAAAGAATAAAGCACTGCAAAAGCGGAATATAAAGAAACTCCTTCTGCGAAAGCAGAGAAAACAGCCAATGACTTTCCGATACCCACGGGATCGTTGCCATCATATGACACGAGATTGTCAAAACGAGCAGCCGTAGCTGGTTCATGTAAGAAAGCCTCGTAGTCTTCAAGTCCAAGTGTTTCATTTAAATAACTATAAGCTACAGCATGTATTGTTTCTTGTGAGCCGAACATCATAGCCATTTGCTGTATCTCATGTTTAGGAAACCATGATACGACTTTCTGTGTCCAATAATCAGACACTGCACATTCTGTTTGTGCAAATCCTAATAGAATATTACCCACTAAATTTTTTTCTTCTGGAGTTAGTTTTTCATTCCAGTCTTTAACATCACCTGACATAGGTATTTCAGTATGTAACCAAAATGCTTGTGCTTGTTTTAACCAACCCTCAGTATAATACTCTGGGTATTCAAAAGGCTTATAAGGTATTCTTTCTGTAAATAGTGGTGCTGCCATATTAAAATTCTATTAAAACTTCTAACTTTCCTCTATAGGGACTACTATACCAATTATTAAAAGCCTCTTCTTTTATTTCGACTAAATTAGATGGTATATAAAAACGTTTACCGTCTTCAGTTTCAACCGCAACCTTATAAGGTGTTACTTTAGGTGCGTCGTTTTTTTGTAAAGCAATTGATCCTGAGAACATAATTGCTACTAAATAAATTATTAAGTTTTTCATATTGTTAATTTTTCCATTCTATAGCAAGATCAATAAAAGGTAAATAAAATACTACCTGTGACCAAATTGGGCCTTCATAAGTTCTTACACCGAATAATAATCCGGGATATAAACCTAAAGCCATTGACCAATTATCTTCCTTGCCCTTTGTATTTTTTGACATAATTTTTACTTGATTTTAAATTTGACGTTTTAGACTTCGCGTGAATTCCTTTACGTTTTATTTTGTGTTTTTTTCTATATTGAAATATATTTAATTTCTTAGCCATAACATTTTACATTGTATTTATTATGTATGAATTCTAAGTCTTTCCACTTTAAACAACCACGTGTAGATAATGACCATTTTATAAACGAGTCAATCTTACGCTCTTTATATTTGCGTCTTGCTAAATGCTTGGCTGACTCTTTAAAATTTCTATTACCTTGTCGCATTCTTTTTGATTTTGTGGTTTAAATAAAGTATAGTTTGGAAACTGTTGAGTTACCAATCTTTTGAATAACTTCCATCTCATTGGAAATGATTCATTAGGTCTACCTTTTGTTTCAATAATAAAGTCTTTGCCAATAAAATCAGGTGTATATTTTATAGGTAACACTCTTTTGCTTCCCCTATTTTTAAATATTCCTTTACTATTAGCTTGTCTTTCGTAGGCTTCATTTTCAAAATGAAAGCCATTTAATAATACAAATGTTTCACCTTCGTATTTGGCTCGTATACCAGCTTCTTTCAAAACAATATACATATATTTTTCTAAGCCAGAAGCGAAAGTGATTCCATCGTATTCAACTTTTTTTGAAACTACGGGACCTCTTTTCTTTTTTCTATAGTACTTCTTCCTCATGAACTTCTACTTCTTTTACAAATGTACCGTTAATCATTTTGCCTTTTCTATTTGCTATTTCAGAATAAGCTGATTTAATACATTCTTCAATAGTAACACCCTCAAGATATGCTAAGTTTGTTAATACAACAACTATATCACCAATAGCATCTTTAATTTCAGGTTTATCTTTATTAAGTAAAGCTTTTGCTAATTCACCAGCTTCTTCTTGAAGCTTAACATATTGTGTGTGAGGATTACCTTTTTCGTATATACCTCTTTCATTAGCCCAGTATCTTATTAAATCAAAGATAGGAATATCCTCTATTTCAGTTGTACCAGGTTTGAATTTTCTAGCATGCTCCACTAAGCTTTCTAAGCTATTTATTTTTGTGAATGCTCCCCATAAAGTTTTATTATATACATAGCTTCTTTCACTATTATACATTGACTCATGTGCATTTGTTGCTATCCATTTTATTAATTGTGGACACAAAGCAATTTTACCAAATCCTGTTTTCCAAATTAAATTTGGTTCATTTTCTAAAGCTTCTTTAAGCTTAGTTACTTTTACAGGAAATGTTGTGGTTTGTTCGGTTACGTTTATTTTCATTTTAAATAAATTTTTATAAAGTTTATTGTCTTTTCTATATCCAAAAGACTTTTGAAGTTCTATTTCTCTATCAGATATATAATGAATATCTGTAGAAGATTCTAGAACTTCGTATTCACCAGGTTTATAACCCTGCACTTGCGTAACCCTTTTATTAAGATCACGTGTTACACCAATTTTTTTACCCGGAATGTGATATAAATAATATGTCATTTTCCAACATTTAGTTTTGCCGGTATAGCTGGCAAAGGATTATAATTAATTAATTCAAAGTTTTTCTTTTTAGGTATTTCTAATCCAGGATTACTTCTATGGCCTCCTTTAAATACAATACCATTACCGTGTATTTTTAATTTTGGTAATTCTATATGGTCAGTTTTTCTATAAATATATGTGCTTGCGGCATCAATATGATTTAAATATAAATGACAATCGCCAAGTTGACCTATCAACTTACCTGGTTTGTATTCTGTATTAATACAAAGTAATTTAAGCAATACACCATACATTGCAATATCATAAGGCAAACCTAAGAACACATCTGCAGACCTTTGAATCCACATTAAATCCATTTTATCATTATTTATATTGACTTGTATAGCATAATGGCATGGAGGTAAAACCATATTCTTTAATTTATCTGGTCGCCATGCACTTAGTATATGCCTTCTTGATGATGGATCAATAATAATATTATATATTAAATTCATTAACTGGTCATAGCC